CTTGGCGTCGGCCAGCTCAAACAGACGGCTCAGGGTCTGTTCATCCTTGAAGGGGACGAGGCCCGAGATATCTAGCTCCTTGGCCTTCTCTCCCTGCTCCGAGCTACTGGTCGAGCTGGTTTGGCCGCTGCTGTCCTTGTCCTGAAACTGCATCGACACAGAGATCCGCATCGACTTCATCACAATGGGTTCACCGTCCAGGGTGAGCATGGCGGTTCGGTTCATCGGGTTAACTCCTGCCAGAAGGTGAGCGGGGAGGGGGAGAGCAGCAGGGCGCCGACCGTCATGCTGTGGCTATGATCTGGCGGGCTGCTCTGGCCCAGTTGGGCGGCAAGGCTGGCCGCATCGCCTTGTCCCTGCCAGTGCCACAACTGGCCGCTGATGGAGGCCAGTTGGTGGAGCGCTTGCGTCATCGCTGCCAGCCGCTCTTCGCGCCGGGCCGCCAGCGCGGCCAGCTTGGCGATCGGGGTGGTCCCGTCTTGCGCCAGACTCTCCAGCTGGGCCAGCTCGGCCCCCAGTGCCATGCGGGCAGGGCACAGCGGATCCCAACTCAGCGGCTCGTCTGCTTTCCAGCGTGGCACCTTGGCGGCGGTGGGCTGGCTCATGGTGTCGTTGCTGGCGGTGAGGCGGCGCAGAGTGGCGCACCACTCCGGCAGCGGCAGGATGGCGCAAAGCGGCGTCAAGGCATCGGCCAGCGCGGTTTCGCTGTTGCCAGTGACCAGCCAGGCGATGGCGTGCAGCTGGCCAGTCGGTAGCAGGGGATCGGCCCCGTCCTGCAGCTTGGCGGCAAGGGTCGCCACCGCATTGGGGGCGGCGAGGCTGTACTGGTTGCCCTGGTGCTGGCCCACCCCATGCTGATACGGGGTCACGGTCAGGCAGCGTCCGGTATCCAGTAGGCGGTCTAGCTCGCTGCGCAGCCCTGCCAGCGCGGCGGCAGCCTCGCTGAGCGGGTGGGGCCGGTACTGAGTACGCCCCGCCAGCCCTTGCAGGCGGTTTACTGCTGCTGATTGAGCGCCCGGGATCTGGCTTGTCACCCCGTTGGCTGCTCCATGGATGGCGCCAGCCGATGCGGGCCATACCAGATGCCCCAGGTGCCATGTCATGCCTCGGGCTCCTCGGTGGGCTCGGTCGGCAGGATCGGCTCAGGGTTGACCCACTCTTTGCCGTCAAAGGTCGCGCCAGCGATCACCCAGTCAGGGCATGGCACAAACTTGGCGGCCAGCTCAGCCACATGCACATCAGCCGGGGTGATGTTCAGGCCACCATCGTTCCAGACTTCCGTCACGCGATCTTTAATCAGTCTTGCGTAGTAATTCATCCCAATACCTCCACAATCACGGCGCCCTGGCCCCCTCTGCCGGTATAGGTGTTGTAACCACCACCGCCACCACCGCCACCTGCGCCAATGCCCCCACGTTGTACTGCGGCTGTGCTACCACGATTAGCGCACGCGCCGCCGCCGATATTCGCCTGGTGTGCTGAATGGGAGGTTCCTTGACCGACACGGGTATAGACAGATAGGTAGTTGCTGCCGCCAACCGCTTGCAGCGTCAGCTCCGCATCCAGCGGCAAATCATGCGGGGTGATCCCCAACCCCCATCCATCGTCATACAACAGAGGCCGTGGATACCCATCCCATGAGCCGCCAACTCCACCCATTACGGTACTATTGAGATAGGCCTCTCCATTCCCTCCAGCTCCGCCGGCACCGTAGCGATTCCCAGATGCACCACCACCGCCGCCGCCACCGTTGGTTGTATCAAACCCATTACCCCCTGCGCCGCCCGCTTTAGTGATGGTGCCGCCGATGCCGGTTCCCCCTGCGCCGCCTTTACTGGCTGCCGAGGTGGTATCCGTGGCAGTCTTGCCGCCGGTTGCGGAGAGCAGCGCGCCGAACGAGGTCGTGCCGCCGTCCTGGTTTGCATCTCCGCCAGCCCCCACGGTGTAGGTGTATGTTTGACCAGGCACCACATCGAGCTCGATTTCGGCATAGCCGCCACCTCCACCGCCACCGCCATATCCACGAGTGGATGACGTGGCATTGCGACCACCCGCCCCACCTCCGACAATGGCCACACGGATCCGGATCCAGCCGTTTGGAATGGTCAGCTGGCGAGTGCCCGGGATGATATCGAATACCTCAATGGCGTTGCGAAAACGGCCAAAACTTGCGGGGGCGTTACCACCCAAGCTAACTGTGGTCATGAAGCCCTCCATTGACCGTTGATTTTGACAAAGACAAACTGACGGCCCGTTTCGACAAGACGCACAGCATCAGCGGGACCGCGCGGGGTCATGATTTGCGAGCTGGCCTGTAGCGAACATGGCGCGTTGACCAGATTGACGCTCCAATCCACCTCTGCAACAAAGCGGCTTCCATCCGGCCAACTGTCCATCAGCGTGACCATGCCCCCTTGCAAAAACCGCACATATGATGGGAACGCCTTGCCTGGCTCAGGCAATGTCATGGGCCCGTTCACATTGGTAGCGGCGAACCCTTGCTGGATGCTGGTCTGGATGTAGTCGGTGAAATCAAACTGCCATGTCTCCGGCGTGATGGTCACATCCAGCGCGGCGCTGGCGCGGGCAAAGGCCAGAATGAAGTTGCGGATCAGGGTATCCCCTGGCTGGTTGGCATCCTTGGCCACCTTGACCGTATCAGGCAGATAGGAGACCGCGACCAGGGTGCCATCGCTGGCTTCCAGTCCCATCCAGTTGAACGTAAACGGCCCCACGGTCGGTTCCAGCAGCAGGGAATAGACCACCTTGTCCGGCGAGATCGCGGCGGCCTTGGTGACCGGTCCCCGATATTTGATTTCCCCCGGTGCGGGATCCGGTTCATCCGGATTCACCGGGTCGGTGTAGTTCAACCCCGGCTTGTAGGCCAGCACCATCTTGTCGATGTGGGTGGCCACGTTCAGGGCGAGATTCTGGGTGATGAGCATCATCCCCCGATTCAGGATTTCGGCCATTTAGCCTCCGTAGTTACATAGCTGGCAGAGATCGGCTGGGCCGCTCTCACGCAATGCCCCCAGACCGAACCGGCCAGTTCGACATCCGTTGATGCGGTGATGGTTTGATAGCTGGCCGAAAACTCGGCGCAGCCCAACTGCTGTTGGTCGGTGAACGCGGTCACGCCCACGTCATAGCGGCGACAGGTGCGGCGGTACTGCTTCACCAGCTCGTGGGCCAGCCGCTCCGTCAGTTGGTCGCTGTGCTCATCGAGCAACAGCAGGATGATGTCCCAATCCATGCCGTCGATGCGCTCCATCTGGGCGCGCAGGGTGATATCGAAGCGGCCAAAGATATCGACAAAGCCTGCGGTACCGCCCGCGTCTCTGGCGTTGATGAAGGCGAACTTCACCCGTTTGCGAAACAGGTCGAGCGGTTCGCCCTTGAAGCGCGTGATATCCCGCTCCCAGGCGAGCAGTGCCAGCAGGGACTCTGAGCAGGTCAGCGGGTCTTGTTGCGCCAGCGGCTGTACCAGCCACCCGTGCAGGCGGCGCCACAGGGCCATGATGCCACGGGCCAAAAAGGCGGGCTCCTGCACACCGTCTGCGATGCTCTTGCCATCTTCCCACCACGGGGCGGTGCTTTCCGGCAGCTGGGGCGCGGCGCTCAGATGGTCGATGCCGGTGGTTTTATTCATGGAGTGTCACCTCCAGCCCCGAGAGGCGCGGGATGGCGAGCCCCGAGAGGATATCCAGCTCGGTGAAGTGCAGGCTCCTGATCTCGGGGAATGCCTGATGCAGCTCGCGGCCCAGCTGGCTTAAGGAGAAACGGGACTGCGGCCAGGTGCGGGTCACGGTCGGATAGTCAGCCGACAGCCGGAACGCCGCATTGACCAGCTGCCTGACCCCCGCGACCAGGGCGGCCCGCTGGGGCTCGCCAAGGTTATCGACGGGCCACAGCTCCAGATGCAAGCTGTGCTCGGTTTCCGGTATCGCCATCACCTGCAGATCATCGCCGTGGCCGTGGTTGCCCTGGTTGGTCACGTAGTCGTTAAGCTTGCTGATGAGGCTGGCCGGTGTGGTCCCTACTTCCAGCAGGATGTAGGCATTGGCGGTACCAGGCCCGCGCGGGGCATCGTGCTCGAAGAAGATATGATCGGCGCGAATACCCGCGACGCTGGCCAGCATCGAGCGATAGACGGCATCAATGTGATAGCGCCCCACTGCAGAGAACTGGTTCTTGATGCGCAGGCCCAGCGCATCGTTGCTTTCGGCATCGGCGCCCTGGGTGATGATCCACTCCTTGTCATCGTTGCGAGCAGAGAGGATGCCGGTCACCGGTTCACTGAGCAGGTGGTAATAGCCCGGGGCCAGATTCCAGGCCGCGCCCGCGAACTCGGCCTCGCACACCACGCGGGCCACCGCTTCACCGGCTGGGCTGACCACCGCTTGCAGCGGCTTGACCCGGTAGATGGTGCCGTTGATGCGCTCGGTGCTGATCCAGATATCGGCCGGAATGGCGGTGGCTTCGCTCGGGTTCACCTTGACGAAGTTGATTACCCCTCGGGTCTTCTGGTCGCCTTTGCGGGTGAGATCCACATCCCACGCCTTGAGGTCGAGATAGGTATCGGTGGCGGTGGCGGCAAAGGTGTTGGGCAGCACATGACCAGCCAGGAGTGTGCGGACAAGCCAGAGCGCCGGGGTGATGACCACCCCGCGCACCAGGATAAGGGAGCCCGCGGCCTCAACCTCTTTTTTAAGCTCGGCCTCCATGGCCTGTTCGGTGGTCGGGATGCCGGTCTCGGCCAGCAGGGCCATAAAATCCACGTTTGGGCGCAGGTTCACAGGGTTACCTCCAGATCGCCAAATTCATAGGTGCGGGCGGTGACCAGCACCCGCTCGATATCCTCCTCGCAGATCACGATGGTGCCCGGGATCAGCCGCTCGTCGTTCTCGACCAGCAGCTCTATCTCAGTCATCACATCGGCACGCAGGGTCGGGCTGCGCTCACCGATCAGCTTGCGGGCCAGTCCCGACTCCATGATCCGGTGTTTGATGTCCTGGCCGATGCTGTGGCGGTCCTGGGTGTAACGGGGTTGGCCACCGGCATCGAGCTGCCATGCGCC